TCACGCGGCTGATCCAACGCCAAAAAGATCACCTCACAATCAAGCCCAGCCGCGCCATCACGCGGCGGCAGCTTGATGTGATGGGTGATCGGCGGCGACCAGCGCATCGGCCCCCAAACATTCTCAGGGAATAACTCTTGCCACGTCTTGATCGTGGTCGTGCGCAGTTCCGGGTAGCTGTTTCGGATTACTGCAAATCTGGTATATCTGATCCCATCTATCGGCGATGGTTCCTGTTTCACAGCCCGCAACATCACTTCCGCTAACGAACCGAATGTCTTGCCAGACCCCACTGGCCCCATCAATCCACGCACGAAGCTGTCGTCTTGCAAAAATTCCCATACGGTCGGACTTTCCGAAAAATCTAAATTCAACCCCGCCAAAGCCTCAGTGGTTGGCTGCTTCCTGCGCCGGGGTGATCTGTCTGTTGCTGCTCTAGCTCGCGCCATCATAATCCTCTGGGTCAAAAATAATAGTGGTTTCTCCGCAATACTCATCACTAGTCAACTCAAGCATAGGCCCGCTGCACACCGTGCAAACAATAGCCTCACCGCCATCATATACCCGACCCCTAGTCAACTGATTACAATAGCCACATAAAATATCGTGCTTAAAAAACCTGACGCTAATATAGTCCTTCATGTCGATAACTTTACCCATCGTCACCATCAATCTCGACAATCTTCGCCGTTGGCCCAGTGATGTTAATACCAATCATGCTCGGCTTCTGATCATTCGCATTAGGCTCTAACAACCCGCGATGCTTCGCCAATAGCCTCAAGGCAGACAATTTGTCGTGCATCTCAACCTCGATCTGATTGCCAAACTGATTGGGCGTCACCTTGACCTTCTTAATCGCCCGCTTGGCTCGCTCAGACAATTGATCGCTGGGCGTCAACGTGACCCGCCCCATATCATCCCACTGGATAACGTCAGTCGCCTCACCAGCGCCAATAGCCTCTAACTCCTGCACCACCGCCTCGCGCCGAGCCTCATCGGATGAGGCCAGCGCCGCTCGCTGCTGCCTAATCGTTGGCGTTGTTTTGTCTGACATGCAAACACTCCGATCCAGTTGCGGCATACCCAGCCAGATCCACCCAGCTATCCTGATGATCCGGCGTGGCCGCTAACCTAGCCAACTTTACACCCGCCATCATCATAGCAACGTGTTCCGGCTCAATCTGTATGCCAATAAGCGCCGTCCAAATAATAGCGATGCGCTCGTGGTTTTCCCATATGCTGCCGTAATCCTCGCCACGATCAGCGACAGTGGCCTTGGCGGCGTCTAATAATTCGTATCTGTTCATCCTTCGGTATCCCCTTTAACGTCAATAATTTTTAAGTTGCAAGCGGTGCATTGATACTCTCGCTTGTGCTTATCATCGCGCCGTAACTCGATCAAGCTGCGACAGCGTGGGCATTGGTTGTTCGCCAGCTTACGTTCAAACGATCCATCGCCCTCATATATCATCGGCCTCTCCTGTTCCACCACAAGAATAGCACGAAGTCCACTGGACGCAACCATAGCCGTCCGGCTCGCGGATAAAGCCGTTGTCGCAGTCGCGGCAGGGTTTTGGGCGAAAATTTTGTGCGACACCCCCTATAGGTAAAGAGGAGGGGCGGGGGGCAAGGGGTCGCTTTTGCTGTGGCCGGGTATCGCCGCTGGCGGCTGCGGTGTAGTTCGACAAACCAACATTTGCTGCGCAGTACATCATAGCATCCCCTCTGCTACATCGTAGAGCGAAGGCACCCCTGCCCTGCGCTCAAGCGCAGCATCGCAGGTGTTGAGGGTTGCTGCCTTTACATCAGCCGCAGTGAACCCAGCGCTCGCCAGCCGCGTGGCGTGTGAGATCTCATTATCGAACAGGCGCACCTGCCCGGTCGCTTGCATTACGACATTGATGTAGGCGTGACAAAGTTCGGCAGAAGTTAACTGCAATTTGGTTAACTTTGGCTGACCTCGACCGGCCAAGCCGTGCGTGTGAGAGAGCGATTGTAAATCCCCCAGACCCCCTATCTCTTCGGGTTCATCGCCTGCGTCACTGCGTAGCTGTAATGGCTTGGCAGACTGTACATCTTCCCACCGGGGCAATGCCTCGTCACCATCCCACAGCACCTGATACCTATTGCTCTTCCAGCCGCTTGCTGTCTCTTGATAATCTTTCGGGTTTAACTGTCGCACATACTTGAGCTTCTTGAGCTTCTTGACGCTCTGATGCACTGACGTGCGGCTCTTCATACTGCTGACAGTCATCAGCGTTTCCATTGACGGCCAGCACACGCCGTGCCGGTTCGTAAAGCCACACAAGGCACCAAGCACACGCAGGTCAGTCTCGTTAAGCTGCCTCTCGCTAAAGCAACGCATCGGCACGACAGACCACGGTCGCTTATTCTCAGAAAGGGATTTCATCATTCAGTTCCTTCTCAGTTCTTGTCTTTACTTTCTCAACAGCGGCACCCGGCCACATCGCCTTGGCTATGTCAGCCACCTGCCCAGCCTTGTCCTGACGCCAGCCTGACACGATAGCTGCAATCTCATCAACACTATAGACCACCATATCACGATGCTCGCGGGCAACCTTACCAGCCTCATAGCCATTGCGCGTGATTGCCAGCACCTTGCCATCATCCATTGCCGCTTCCCAATAGTCACCACTCAACGGCTCATGCCCACCAGCGATAGCGGCCTGCTCAAGCGCAGCCAACCCCCGCAATGTCACCGACACCTGATGCTCAACATCGTGCTGGCTTTCTATCGCCTCATTCAGCTTATCCATCTGCGCTTCAAACCTACCACGCAATCCCTCTGCCACAAGCCAAGGCAATCTATCCACCCCCCACTTCGCTTCCATCGCTGTTGCGGCTCGATCATATTCATGCAGCGCATCCTGCATCCGGCGCATCGCCATCTGACTAGGCGCATAGTATTGCTTGCTTGGTTTAGTTGGTTTCTTAACCATCTTAAATACTCTCCCTGCGATCATTCCCACTGTGTGATTGTGATCCCCTATAGGGGGGATCGCATCTCACACATATGTGATTTGGTATGTGATTGGTATGTGATTGGTGTGTGATTTAAATTATAGCCATCACACATTTTCCCCTAACTCCTTGTTAATCCATACTTTGCCACCGTCAATCACACACACACCCTTGTTTTGCAGTGCTGCGCGGTCATCTCGGCGCTTGCTTGACGTAAGATCCGGGCATTTATTCTTGTGCAATTCATGCCAGCGATCAACTGACATTGCCGTTGCGCTCATATCAATCAGGCCATTCTGCAACGCCTGCAATGCCAACAACTGACCACTCGTCAGCTTTGCACCGCGCTTCTTTGCGGCGGCTTCGACTGGCAACATAACTGCGCTGCCGTCATCTATCAGCGCGACAGGCGTTAGCTCGTACTGTGCATCGGCTATTGGCTCGCTGTCCTTTTGCTTTTCCATCTTTAGCGTTACCCGGCCTTCGCTGCTTGACAGGGCTAGAACAGTATCAGACAGACCCAAAAGGCTGCTGCTGCCCCTCATTCCCCTTGCAGCGTCCTTACCAGAGTGATGCACAGCCAACACAGCACAGTCAGCGTGTCGCTGTATGACGCCGCACATCTCGCCAAACTGCCCCATAGCCGTTGCGTCATTCTCATCTGAGCCGGTTGAGGCTAGTGTGCGAGCCACTGTATCAATAACAATCAGGCTAAACTCTTGCTTGAAATTGTCGATAGTGCGTATCAGCTTGTCGAGTTCTTGCTGGTCAAGCAGCTTAACAGCCATTGGCAAGACGTAGAATGGCGCATCATCGTATTTATCATAGTACGATTGCCACGATTTGATCCTGCGCCCCAAACCACCCACGCCTTCCGCTGCTAGGTACAACACAGCGTTTTGCTTTGTTTGCCTGCCGTGCCAATCCTGCCCATAAGCAATAGAGAGCGCCCAATCAATCGACATGAACGACTTACCAATGCCCGGCGCACCGTACAGCACAGCAAAGCCGTGCCGCGTTAGTATTCCATCCAGCAACCACTCAACCGGCGGCATGTTCTTGAGGTATTCGAGGTTGTACGTCTCAAACACGTCAGGCTTCGGCTCTGGCGCTACCTCAACCACTGGCGTTTGCTTGGCGAGTGCCAGCAACGCCGCCTTGTCACCGCCTGACGCCAGCCAGTCGGCCACGTCACCCTTGGGCGGCAGGTTCGGCAAGTCGAGGCGCTTGATCTTGCCAGACGTGCCATAAAGCGCCGCTATCACTGTGTCCGCGTGCGCCTGACCAGCCTCATCGTTATCGGGCAGCACGACTACATTGCGATCAGCGAAATACTGCGCAAGCTCCGGCTTCCAGTTCTTTGAGCCGCCGCTGTTTGTCGTGGCGACTAGGCCAAGCTCAATCAAAGCATCGGCGCATTTCTCGCCCTCAACAATAAATATTGGCGCTGTTGGGTTGGTGATTATTGCTGGTAGATTATATGGCAGGGCTTCAATGTCTTTAATGCTGTTGATCCAGCCACCCCGGTCATCTGGGCG